GCCGCGCTCTGCGCGTGGGATTGCGCGGCACTGGCGATGCTCAGCTGATCGCCGATCAGGATGTGGCCGCACAGACGACGCTGGCTGACATTCGTCTGCCGCGACTGGAAGGCGTTGCCGAAGCCGACATGCGCTCCAACACGGTTCGCATCAAAGCCGTCACCCCGTAATAGGAGACGACCATGAGCGAATACAAAGTCCCAGAGGTACGAGCCCAAACGTTGATGCGTTTGGACCAGACCTACTCTGTGCGGGAAGTGCGCTCTCAAACGCTGGTGGCACCTGTTGCCAGCGGGCAGCTTAACCGCCTCATGGGCATGGGTCTGTGCAGCGTGGCCACACCGGCGCGCATGACTGGTCTCAAGGGAATGTATCTGCGGTCGGCACGTCTGAAGGACATGTCCAAACCGCTGTTCGTCTCCGAGGCACGGTCACAGTCACTGGTGCAGATTACCACGGATGTGAAGTTGGCCAAGGTCGAAGCAGTTGTCATGCAGTCGCAAGTCGACAAGGTGATCTCTGACGAAGCCGACGGCACGCTTCAGTCCCACATCTACTAAGGTGTTCCAATGAGCGTAGATTTCAGCAAGACTCCATTGGACAACCTGATGGAGATGCTCAATGCCAAAAGTTCGGTGGTCGCTAAGGCCACCGACTTCATTGAGATTGATCGCCTGACTGTTCTCACGGACGACGTCGATGGCCGCAATACGCAGCTGTCGTTGCGTACGAACATGGAGTTCAGTCACGCCGGCCGTGTCAATCCCAAGTTCAACCGTTTGCCGCTCAATAGCGTGATTACCCCTCGTGTCAACGTCACGGTGGAAGATTACGCAACCTTCGAGCAGGTGCTGGAAACCTACCGCCGTAAGTACGGCGTGTATGTGGACGTGCTCGATGTACAGCCCGACCAGCCCTTCGATGTGTCCGGTGGTGATCTGAGCTATGCGGTGGCAGTGACCTCACCGGCCACGTCCTTCGGTTACAAAGGCACGGCTGTACTGAACGTCAATGTGAACTGGCGTTTCGACGACCCGGAAAAGGTGGAGATGGACATGAACCAGCTGCGACAGCTGGTGCAGTTTGATCTCCCCCTTGCCCTCAACTCACTTTCCTTCTGAGGTAGACGGCCATGGCCGAAGAAACTCCCCTGACCCAGCAAGCCCTGCTGGAAGAACAGCAGCGCCTGGTGGGCGTGCTCAATGACCAGGTTGCCACGCTGCACGGCTTCCTGAACAAGCCGGCCGGTGAGACGGTACAGACCGAGTCCGGCTCGATCCCCTCCCTGCGTGGTGTGATCGAACAGATCCGCCTGCAGTCCGGGTATCGTACCTACACGGTGGACATCAATCGCGAAACGCTCGGCCGTTACGCCGGCGGTGCCGAAGCACTGGGTCGCATCGTCCATCTGATCCCGGTCTACGTCAGTCCCGGCTTGCCTGGTGCAGCGTTCCGTCTGGGCACCACCACTGCACAGGCAGTGGATCTGGACATCACCTGGGGCTCGGCCACCTTCAAGGTGCGCTTTGCTGCCAACTCCGATACCGGTGTAGTGGTGGATTCGTCCATCTCCGAACCGACCCTGATGCCAGCTGGCACCATGGTGACCGTCAAGGTCAACGGGGCGGTATGGACTGCCGCAGGTCTGGTGATGGCCATCCCGGCCCAGATCGATCTGCTGCCTGACGTTGCAGGTTGAGGAGGTGATCTATGGGTCATCTCACCAAACCCAGTAACGAGCTGATCTACGATCTGATCCTGAAAGCCAACCCCGACCTGATGGGTAAGCTGCAGATCGGTCACCTGAGCTTTGATGCCCCCATCCCGCAGCAGCCTGGTTCGTCCACCAATTCCAGCGTGGTGGCCCGTGGTTTGGCCAATGCGCAAGGCATCGGTTACCGCGGCGCTCGCACCTTCCGCTACGACCGTCTGAACATGGCAGTCAAGATGCCGCCAGACGATGCTCAGACGTTGGAAGTGATGGTGCCCAACGACGGCTTTGAAACCAAGCTGGAAGTGGTCGATCGCCTCAACAAGAAGTACGATCTGATGATCGGTGCTGCCGACATTGTCGATGGCCCGGTGGATGTCAGCGTGCTTCCGGCCAAGACCACAATCGTGGCCAAGGCATCGTCTCTGGCATGGACCGGTCAACTCACCATCAACTTCGTGCCGGATCGTCCGTTCTACAAGGACACCTTCAGCACGCAAGTGCTCGATGGTCTGCCGATGCCGGAAGTAACTGATCCGGCACTGGACACCCCGGTGGCCTCCTCCAACCTGTCCCCGACGTTCGCCGTGGACGGTAAGCTGTACCAGCCTGGTGATGGCGCCTACCCGGCCGATCACTTTGCGGTATCGCGCAACCCGGAGGTAGAAGTTGCACTGGCTCCCAGGATCGGAACCGGTGAAGTAGCCACGGCACCCACGGCTGGCTTTGAGTACGCACTGACCCTGGCCGGCGCTGCCGACTGGATGCTTTGCTACAGCGTTGGTTCACGCGAAGAACCGGCAGTGGATGTGTTGCAACGCTATCGCATCATCGCCCAGATCACCGGTCCGGATGGTAGTGAGCTGATGCTCACCGTCACCTCGATCGATGATGCCCTGTGGTTTGCCAACGCAGACCAGAGCATCAAGATTGCCGTCACCACGGCAGTGGGTGATCTGGTACTGCAGGGTGCGTTGAGCATGAATGAGCTGTCTGCAAAGTTGGGTGAGGTTATGCGCAATGGAGCTGGTGCTCCGCTGGGCAAGTACACCTTGCGTCTGATGGCGCGACGCATCAACTCGGTGGTGCCGCGCGTGCTGGCCTCTTGCGCAGCCCGTGTGATCAATTGACATAAGCCCCTCCTCCTTCACGGGAGGAGGGGTTCTATGCCGTGTTTTAAAACAGATCGGGTATATGCATTGGAACTTATTTCACCCACACATTACTCCCTTGTTCAACCACCCTCAATGACATAGCCAACCATGAACAACATCCCGCTCACCACCGTCCACCTCGATCAGACCTTCAGCGATTTGGTTCGTTTTGCCAAGGGCCATTACGGTACCTACTACGCCGACAACCAAGCGCTCAAGCTGGCAGTGCTGCTTCGCCATTACTTCCTGATGGACGCTGATCCCAAGCTGGATGCCAATGGTCTGGTCACTAGCCGTCTCTACCGGGAGGCGCTGATCAGCATGTCCATCGCCACTTTCAAGGCGTTGGGCAACAAGATCAACAATCATGAAAAGCTCTTCGAAGAGTTGTTGATCAAGTGCGCCGGCCAGCCCATCGAGAAGTACATGGAGGAGATGCTCGGCATTTTCTCCAACGTCGTGGTGTTCCAGGGTGAGGGTGAGTTGCGGCACGAACGTGTGCGTCTGAGCGAACTCAACCTGAAGCTCAAGGCTGAACTCGAAGCCATCGGGTAGGATAATGTTCAAGCGCAAGATTCGCATCAGCGAGCAGATTTTTGACTCCATTGCTGATGCTGCCCGGTTCCTCAACGTATGTCCCTTGTCGCTGCGTAACTGGATCAAGTCCTCCAATCCGAAGTGGGCGCACATCCGTTACGAAGACCAAGAAAAAGTCAGCGTAGTGACCCGCACCAAAAACGTGCGGGTTTGCTATCGCGGCAAGCTGTATGATTCGTTGTCTATCGCCGCTCGCGCCAACCAACTCACCGCGCCGGCCATTGCCCACGCCATCAACAGCGAACACCATCCGGACTGTTACTACCTCAAGTCCAATGGTGAGCGTATCAAGCACGTCGAAAAGCCGAAGTACCGTATCTCCGAGCAGACCCGGCAGCGTGCCGTGAAAGCTCAGCAAAGGCGCCAGTTCTTCCAAGAGCTGAACGCCATCCCCTAACCTCCTCTATCCAAAGTGAAGACCATGTCCAAGCATGACCATCTGCCTGTCAACGTTTCCTCCGTCATCGAATACCCGCAGCAGTGGGCCGATGAAACCGGCCCCTTCGGCGGCGCATTCCAATGGGCGCTGGACCATCTGGCCCCCAATGCGGAAGTCCAAGGCTTCCGTCAGGCGATCAACAGCTACGGTCGCCTGGAGCTGTTCAAGTTCCGTCTGATCCGCGGTCACGACGATGACGTGCGCGGTAAGATGGAAGCCGAAGGCGGCACCAACTTCAGCATGAAGAACGGCAACCTCGGCCTGGTTCAGCGCAACGAGGAGTGGACCCGCCGCTATGTGTTGGTCGAAGCCGACGGCAAGCTGAAGTGGAAGCTGGAATGGGAACGTGTCATGTACCACCAGCCGGTGGATGCGGACATGCCGACCATGGCAGCGGCCCTGATCAGCAAGTGCTCGGAGATGGCCAACCTGATCTCCCGTCACCTCAAGCGCAGCTGGTGCCGTGAGGTGTTTGGTTGCAGCTTTGAGAAGCTGCGCGATCATCGCCTCTACCGTCACCTGCTGACCGGCCGTGTCACCGACACCCACCGCGCTCTGTACACCCACTTCGTGGAAGAGTACGGTCAGGTCATCAACCTGCACGTGCGTCGCGCTGAAGGGCGCGAAGCCAGCTTCACTGACGCCGATATGGATGCGCTGGTGGCTGCCACCAAGATCATCCTCAACGCCTAACCACAACCTCCTCAATGCTCAGGTATATCCCCAATGAATGACCTCACCCTGCATAAGAACTTCACCCTGCACGTCTACCGCGATGCCGGTGAAGACCAGCGTGTCCGTTCCACCACCATGAACATGCTGGACATGCCCACCGCGCAGGAACTGTCGGCGGTGATGGACACGCTCAAGCTGCCCAAGGACGGTTACGCCAAGGTCACCGCGCTCGGTGACTGGAAGGCACTGTCGGGAAACCGTCAGGTGCTGTACCGTGCCTATCGCATCGATGTGGTGGGCGACGATCGCGACATCGAGAACGTGGTGCTGTACCAGAACAACCGCAACGTTGCTGGCCGCTACCTGCTGCCGTACGTGGCCGTCCATCTGGACAGCGACTGGAACGATGCGGAAGTGCTGCGTGAAGCGGTCGATGCGATCCTGTGGCGCTGGGGCGTTGATGCAGCCAGCGGCTTCGACATCGACTTCACCACCCGCCACGACGTCGGCGAAGACATCAAGCACATCGATCGCCTGCTGTCCCGCCACGAGTATCCCTTCGGCGCCGGTGCGCGTTCGGTCCGCTACGATCGCCGCAACAACGCCATCATCGCCGAACTGACCAGCGACAAGGAGGCCAAGGATGTCGCATACCCCCGCCTCTGACCAGACGGGCTTGCCCAAGGTGCGCATTTATCCCAAGCTCAAGGCTTGGGACAATGCCATCCGGGCAGTGCTGGGACAACTGAACGGCTCGGCGCTGCATGACGCTCTCCGCGCCGCGGCGATCTATGCCACTAAGAACCATCCGCAGGGGATCTATTGGCTCAACCCCACGCACGTGATGTTGAGCTACAAGGACCACAGCTTGGTGTTCTTCGGCAATGTGGCTGGCGGGATCGAACAGGCAGCCGGGCAGTTCATGGCCATCAGCGAGACCAATCATCGGTATCGCTGGTTCAGTCCCTCGTACTGGATAGCGCGCAAGCAGCGCAAGCGGTTGACGAAGGTGGGTGAGCCGTCCAACATCACCCCACCCATCGTCGATCTGCTGCATTTCCGCCGACCATCCGAGTTCCCACCGGAGATGGACATCGTCTACGAATTCCTCCGGCAGTTGAGCCTGAGGGTCGGTGGCGATGACGTGTACTACAACACCTACAACATCTACAATGAGTTGGAAATCATGATCTGCACCGATCGGGCAACCTATTGGGCAGTGATTGATTTCACGGTGTTCGGCAACGAGAATGATGGGAAATTCCCAGTGGAACTGTAATTTTCTACAGACCAAACTGATCTGATAGAGAGAGTTGTTGCAGTTGTCTGTGGAACGTGCCTGCGCTTCGGCGCTGCTGCCATACCCATTACCTTGACCGCCCAAGGTAGCAGACCCCCGGGTAAGCTGGGAAAGCCCGGTTTTCATCGACCCTTCGTGTGGTACCTGCCGTCCTCGCCAGGTATTGCGTGTTGGGTCGACCTTCTTCCATGTCATGCTGCACGGTGTACTTTTCCCTAAACGGGGGATGTCGTCTAGAACCGTAGCAGCGTGGCGCCTCTACGCCCTTGCCCATTGCCGCCAGCGTCGTCTACGGACTAACGCCGGCGCGTTGGGCCGGGCACCCTCCATGTTCGCCTCCGCGCGCTTTAGGCCACCGCGGTTACGCGCCGGCCAGTGCCGGAGGCGGACGCCATCGTTCGATCTTGCAAGCCCTCAGACAGGCTCAGCCGAATAGTAGAGCAGCAATGTTGTCCATCCTCGATCGTCCCGTTGCAACCACGCCTACTGGTGAGTTGCTAGGTGTGCGTCCTCATCTCCCCAGAGGGACGTGCGACCTGCTAACGGTAATAGACGGCACTCCTCCCTCCCCAGGGGCTGTGCAAACCCCAATCGAGTCGGGCGTCCGCGCCTAAGAATGGATGGTCGCAGCTGCACGGTACCAGTGAGCATTCGCACTGGTCGAGTCGTGGGTAAAAATTGCAAGGTTCCCGTACCTCTTACTGATAATGAAGCTGGTCCGCACACGCGGATGGGTGGAGTCGACCTGAGGGGAATCAGCCGGTAAACGGGATAGCCGGTTTTTACATATAAGCCCCTCCTACCTTCGGGTGGGAGGGGCTTTATGCCGCTGTATTTTATTGCTCCACATACCCATCTAATAACTACCAGGGGGCCACCAACATGTACGAAGCATCAGATGTACTGCAAGAAGAGCGCGTCCATCACATGAACGCACTCACCAAAGGTTTGACCCAGGCATCGCACGAAGTACCCCACCTCGATCCTGTGATCGATGTCCTGCACCACAGCTTCCGTACCGCCCTCAAGAACGTCTCCAGCCGACTGGGCCTGATGTCCATGGACGTCTCCTCCCATGTCGTGGATGACAACGCATTCCTCTTCAACCTGCGCGACCACCGCAAGTTGATTCGCAACCGGCATACCGGCAGGACCGAGCACGCTGCGCAGCATTCCCACGCCCATCGTCCGCTGCTGCGTGTGTACGCCCGCAAGGCGTCGGTGTTCTCGCGCATCCGTCGCCTCAGCCGCCGACTGACAGCGACGGCCACTGCGGCCAAGCCCGTCGAGATCCTGCAGTATCTGGTGGATCTGGAAAAGAACGCAATGGCAGCGCCCATGGCCTGTCCCGAACAGTGCCGCTTCCTGGCCACCGTGTTCCAGGAACTGCTGGCCCACGGTTTCTTGCCTGAGGCAGTGAGTGCTCACCAAGGGCACTTTGACCAGAGCGACGCAGAACAGGCGGTGGGCCATCGCACGTGGGCCGGTCCCGATACCTACCAAGTCATGCTGGCCAATCGTGACATCGAAGTGTTCTTCAACGTACGTCCGAGGGGGCTGTACGAATTCGGCGAGATGCCGGAGATGAACCATTACGTCGAGGAACGGCAAACGGCCGTGGCCTAATGGTTTGGACAACCCTTTAAGGATCGTGTGATGAGTCTTGCAGAAGCATTTGCCGCCGTGATGTCGGTGGAGGAACTGCCGGCTGACGGTAAAGCGCGCGTGGAGCGTGAGTTTACCTACTACGCCAAACTGGTCGATGAATCGCAGTTGGACAAAGCCAACTCGCGCGAAGATCAGGAACAGTGGTCGATTCGTGTCGCCCCCAGTGACACGATTACCTACGCCGGTGAACTGCGCGTACGCCGCTGTGAGAAACCAGGCGAGGAACCGCGCTTCATCCTCACCAGCAAGACCTTCAAGATCGGGGACTTCGGTAAGGTTGAGTCGGAAACGGAAGTGAGCGAGGACATGTTCCTCCAGTTCCGCAAGCTGTCCAACTCGGGCATGATCAAGACTCGCTACTGCTTCGAGCGCACCGATGGTCTGGTGTGGGAAGTGGACGTGTACAAGTCCCCGGATGGTCAGCGCATCGACTGGGTCAAGGTCGATCTGGAAGTCAAGGACGATCGTGAACCGCCGCGTGACTTCCCGGTGGAGCTGACCGATGTCATTGGCGGTGATCCGCGCACGCGCACTGAAGTTGAGCGCAAGCAGGTGGCCGACATCTTGGACAATCACTTCGTGCTGAAGAACCAATACCCCAAGGGGTAAGAGGAACGGTAATGGAAGAGTTGCTGAAGCAAGCCAAAGTGAGCCAGCAACGTCCACCGGCGGGGCTGGGCGGATACCAACAGGTGTCCTGCCCATGCTGCCGCGGTTACGCGCTGGAAAGTAGCTGGTGTGATCATTGCAATCGCACCGGCGTAATTGCTGTATTCAGAGCCCCTGCCGCAAGGTAGGGGCTTTATGTCCCCCTAGAGAGAAAACCATGAGCAATGATTTCGACGCCATCCTCGGCACTGACCCGGAAGACCCCGCCCTGATCACCACTGCCGGGCACGCTGTTCGCATTACCAGTGCACCCTTCCAGACGAAGGAGGTGGCCGCACAGGAGCTGTTGACCCTGTCCTTGACGCCGAAGTACCTGTTCGGCTACATCGACCCTGACACGCTGCGTGTGATCGCGTTCTTTGAAGATGAGAATCCGGGCTATGGTTCGGATGCCAAGTTCAAGGAAGTGATCTACGTCGATTCGCCCACCAAGGATCAGCGCCGCAACGCTGGTCTGCCTGATGAAGAGGACACCGAGTAATGGACATGAAGTTGATTGCCATCGCCGCCATGAACGATCGCAACATCATCGGCAGTGATAACAAGATCCCGTGGAAGTGCAAGGAAGACATGCGCTTCTTCAAGGAGATGACTTCCGGCCATGCGGTGGTGATGGGTCGCAAGACGGCCGAGTCGCTGGGCAAGCCCCTGCCCAACCGCTACAACCTGGTGCTCAGCTCCTCCGGTCCGAAGGTCGTGGAAGTGGGCGATGACAAGTTCTACTACTTCCCCACGGTCGATGACCTGATCTTCGCAGCCGAAGCTACGGGCCAGAAGAAGCTGTTCATCATCGGCGGCGCCGAGATCTACTCGCTGTTTGCCGACTCGGTCGATGAACTGCTGCTCACGCGTATCCGCAACGACAGCAAGGGCGATACCCTGTTCCCGCTGCATGCCTACCAGCAGCTTTTCGCAGTGGGTGATCGTGAGCAGATCCAGCTCAGCGAGCAGGCCATCGTTACGCGTTACCACTACCGCAAGTAACGGCATATGCCCCTCCCGCCCCGTCAAGGGCGGGAGGGGCAGTGTGACGCTTTTGCTTTGGCGATTACTCGCCGTCGCCCGCATCGGCAGCGGTGACTTCCACCAGCACTTCGGTGGTGATGGCACCGATGGTACCGGTGACCACCACGCCAGCGTTGGCGACCAGGCCCTTGATGCTCACGCCGCCGCTCGGCAGGCCGGTCACTTCGACATCGGCGCTGTCAGCAGTCCAGACGATGCCGTCCAGCTTGGCATCGGCCGGGACCGGGGCAGCATTGACGGTGGTGGTTTCACCCACGGCCACCGAGACGCTGTCCGGGGTGGCGGTGATGGCGGTCAGTACGGCATCTTCCGGTTCCGGTTCCGGAGCGGTGGCGGTGCCGGTCAGCACCACTGCCAGCGTGCCGTTCCAGAACAGGCCCTTCGGGTTGGTCTGGATGGCCAGCGAACGCGGGTAGTCGCCGGTGGTCGGCAGGGCCACGTTCAGCAGGTCGTCGGCGACCAGGATGGGGAAGCCGGCCGCGGCGTTGATCTTGGCGACCAGGTCATGCGAGGAGGTTTCGCCTTCATGCGCGACCGTCAGCGAACCGAGCAGTTCGTGGGAGGCGATGTCCTTGGACTTGACGTACACCGGGTAGCTGGTATCGGTGGCCTTGACCAGCACCTTCAGCTCACGGTCCGGGTCGTCCGGGTACTGGCCGGTCGGGATGGGAGCTTCCCAGGCGATTTCGAGATCTTCCGGCTTGAAGTTGCGTGCGGTGTTGCCCAGGTTGATCAGGGCAGTGACGATGGCCTTGCTGGTCCGGTTCAGATCGAAGTCATCCGGGACGGTCTTCTGCGTCGACATGGTTAAAGCTCCAGAGTAATTATTTGATCGCGGGATCACTGCTATGAAGCAGGCCCTCATATCCTGATGGCCATACTAGGAAATTAACGATGAACACGGAAACCGATTCGGCCCCTGAGCAAAACAAGCTGGTCCCCATGCGGCTGTATCGTGATGCCCCGGCCTCGGAGCACGATCACTCCTACCGACGCGGGGACGTTTTCGTTGATCGGCTGCAACACATCCACCAGTTGCGTGGTGCATTCATTCGCAGCCCGGAGTCCATTCGCCGACTGGCGGACATGATCATCGCCCCGCTCGTGGAGTGGGAGCGTGAGTACGGCATCTTGCCTGACCAACTGACTTTCCGTGAGTTCACCGACGGTCAGGGGCACATGCTGGTGCGTTCGGAATACGACCATAACCTGGGCGTTTCCCATGTCGCTGTCAAGTTGGAACATCGGCGCTTTGCCGGTGAGATGGCGCGCGATCTGGAGGAGGATGAAACCCGCCCGGTCTTCAACGTCCTGCAGCCCGACGGGGGCTTCAGCCAGCGCTTGGCCAAACATTTGAGCGTCATCTTTGTGAGGGAGAACATGACGCCTCGAGCGGTCGTCTGTGACGATCGTTGTCGCACCATCATCTTCCGCTGGGAAGTGGAGGATGAGGAGTTCCGCGTCTCCCTCAGCCTGCGCCAAGCGGTCAAGGCGCCGGTCCTGATGTGATTGGATAGGGATCTAACCCATTCTTTTTCAGACACATAACACCGTAGTGGAATGACCGTTGTATAAGGAGAAGCGACGATGCCCAACGCCATCCGCAAGTGTGGCTTGGTAGCGGTGCTGGTTATTTCACTCACCGGCTGCTGGTTGACACCGGCCGTGGAGGAGAAAGAATCCAACGCCAACCTGCTGCAGACGGCTAGGGAAGAAAGTCTGGGACCGGATGTTTGTAAGATCCAGTTCTGGGCTGCCCAAGCCATGGCCCAAGCAAACGGCCGCACCAGTGAGCAAGCCGTCTATGATCGTGCTGCATGGAATCTGGCCCAAGTCCGGGTCGCAGCGATTTTGGACAAATCCCCTGACGTACCTGAAGAACAGGCCACAGCTGAAGTAGCCAAGGCCCTCCAGGAGCTGTACAACAGTTCCGACCCACCTGTCGAATGTAAGACCGGCAAGTGATGGCAGTGCCGGGTAACACCGGCACTGCTTTTATGCCCACCCCTCTATCTGGACTGACCACATGAAAATCTCTGCACTGCTGACCACCCTCCTCAATTTCCTGCGTGCGATCATCGATGATCGCATGAACGCCGTGTTCGGCCGCCACAGTCTGGTGGGCGACATCTACTTCAACGTCGCACGCGACGAAGCCCACGGCATGTTGGAGGTGCGTCGTAACGCCGCCAGCGGCGGTCACAGCTTCATCTCCTTCCGTGTCGGCCGCCCCTATCAGGTCGACCCGCGACGGATCTCTGGGCGCGCCATACAGGCCATCATGACCCATGCCATGCTGGAGGGTTACGATCCGGTCCGACTGACCATCATGGGTAAGGAAGTCAACACCTACCGCAAGGTGGTGCGTATCGTGCAGCAGGACATCCGCGAGCACGAGTTCGGTCAGACGTACTTCCCCCAGCGCATCGTCTCCCCAGCCGATGCTGGCCTGTGCCTGACGCAGATTCCTGAAGCGGCATAAACGCCACAAGCCCCCTCCCTGCCCAATCGGCAGGGAGGGGGTGTATCTTCCTTTCTTTTTTCCTTCCTACGTGTTATGCACCATCAACCCCATGGTGCAGTAGGAAAGAAGAACCAGCAGTTCGCCAAACACGTGAGTTCTTATCAGCTTGCTGTAGGTTGCCTGCCGTTCCAGAACACACGCCACGCAAAGCATGGCCAGCTCCAGCAACAGTCCAACCGTAATTTCAGGAATCCAAAAGGCCCAGATGATCACCACACTCGCCGCCAATTCTAACAAGCAGTGACAGAGAAGACCGAGATACCACAAACGTTGCCTTTTGGACCTGCTGCGGCTATAGCCGTAATCAACTACATGAACGAGCAAGCCGTGCTTCAGGAGGAAGAGTCCTACGAGCGCCAAGAAAGACATGTCGGAACCCTCGCAAAGGTACAACGCCAGCCACGTCAAACAGCCCGCACTCAACAACGTGCTGTTAACTGTGACCATAAAATAGCGCATAAAACCCTACCACCCCTTCACAGGGTGGTAGGGCTCATATGCCGGTTTAGGCAAACCAAGGCGTTTCTTCACCACTGCCGATCGCACCACCACCTGGCTGACGCAAGGTGATCTCTTTCTTACCCCAGTCATCGGGGATGTCGGCGATGTCTTCGAAGGGCAGCACGATGTAACGATCACGTTCCTTGGTGGCGGTGATCTTACGATGCTTACCGCGCTGGATGGTCAGGTAGGAGCGTCCTGCGACCTTGACGATGTGGATGAAGATCTCCAGATCCACTTCCTGATCCACCGTCGAGCAGCTGTCGTAGTAGCCCTTGCCTTCAATCTCCTTGACGAAGTCCTCCACGTTCTGTCGCACCAGTGCCTTGGCACCGGGAGACAGCTGATGGGGCGAGATGAAGAGGATACCGCGCGGTGCATGGAAGTTACGCATGCGACGCCACAGGTCACGCACCTCAAAGCCCATCGCGCCCTGCACGCAGCCCTTCTTGTTGTACATGTTGAGGTAGTCGCCTACCACGGCATGTACTTCGTAGCCTTGCGCTTCGAGCTGGTTGATGAAATCGAAGTGGCTCTGGAAGGTCGTTTCCGACGGGTCCCAGCGGGTCATGATGATCTCATAGCCGGTGGCCGTGAGCTTCTCATGGACGTACTTGGCAGCCTCGTTGAAATCGACCTCGGCCAGAATGACGCGCTCGCCGGTTTCGTTTTCCTTGATGTTGCGGTACAGCCACAGGATGTTCGACTTCAGTTCGTTCTCAGTGGAGATGTGGACCAGCACCGGTTTCTTGGTCGGGTCTTTCATGTACGGCTTGTTGTACATCGCCAACTGCTTGAAGACCGTCAGCGTGAAGCCGGTCTTGTAGTTGTGCTGCAATGCACCGACCACCACACACTCACCGCGACGCAGGCCGTCATGATCGCCCATCATGCGATTCATGCCCTGCCAACCCATCTTCATGATGCCCTCGGTGGAGATCTCCTCCTGGGCCATGCGGATCAGTTGAGCGGTGCCCTCAATGTCGTTGAGGTTGATCTCTGCCAGCATGCCTTCCACGCGCTGACCTTCCGCGGTGGAGCCGTAGGTTTCAAACTGACCCATCAACTCACGAGAGAAGGCGCGGACATCAAAACCATCATGTGAGAAGAAAGCCTGCTGGTAATACTTCTTGATCAGCGCCTTGACGGCGACCGTATCGATATGGTTGCGCAACTCACCGCGCAACAGCAGCGTCTGCATCTTCAGATGCTCACTGGTCTCTTCAACGGTCAGTCCGTCTTCGCAGGCGAGGTAGATGTGCTCATCCTCACCCACATTGACACGTATCCTTTGAAGCAACGCACTGCGATCCAGTGCCTCCCCTGTCGGCAGATCTGCCATCCACAGGGCGGTGGCACGAAGGGAATGAATCGCTTCACGACCACGATCGAACTCACCGCCGGTGTCCGGCAGCTTGATAGTCCCCACAGCCATCTTGACCACGTCGGTCGAGCGGCCACCCGGGTCCTTCAGCTGATGCTCCTTGTAGAGCAGCGTGATAACTTTGACGAGTAGAAGTTTCGGGTCCATCAATTTCCGCCTAAAAGGGTTTACGCCATGAAATACGTGTACATTCCCGAGTCGATGGTGCCTGCGCTGCGAGCGGCGGGCCTGACGCTTACGGGGGCCGAGGATGTGAAGAAGTTGACTTCGGTCGATTTCCTCGCTGGCATACTATCGCCAGCTGACGTCGCTTTTTACTGGTACGCCAATATGTACAACGCCACCTACATCCCGCTGCCGATCACGGCATCGCTGGAGTCGGCGGTGAAGGAAGTGTTGGACCCCACCTCCGCTGTCAACGCAACCGATGCCCGCTGGGCGGCCATCCGTGCCAAATTCCAGGACTACGTGCTCAACGAGAGCGCGCCGTTCGTGCCCTTGGAGGGCAAGCGCCTGTTCGTGTCGCTGCTGGATGAAAACACGATCCTGCTCACTCACGTTGACGGAGCAGTTGAATCCGAGCGTGATATGTATGACCGCGTCATCCGTACGCTGCACGCGCTCATCCCTTTCGAGGCCCTCGCCAACTTCCCACTGTTCGGCGCGTACCTCACTGCAACTCAGACTGCTCTTCATGATGAGTCTGCACAAACCCCGTAATTAGGTATAATGATTTGGTAGATGTGATTCTACCCTTTCAGTTTTGGCGGCATGGTGGTCTCACCTGAAACCAGGACGTTCCTAGTTATATGGTTTGTGGGTAAAGTCGACTCAGCGTATTTGGGTTCGACCTACTGCTGTGTAGAAATACTATAGCGGTCAGCGTCAATCTGGATCGCTGCCCACGGATCTTCAACACCCTTCGAAGGAAATATTTCCCATGTGGAACCATCAGAACAAGCAGCGCAGCGCGCACACTGCTTTCGCGTCCAATGTCAAGTCCCTGACCGGCCAGGCCGGCTCCGCCCTGGTCAACGCCGATGACACCGCCGGCCTGCTCTCGTTCGAGTCGATGTCCGGCGAACGCCAGGAAAGCGTCAAGCAGACCCTGAGCGACGTCCAGTCCAAGATGAAGGGCTTCCTCTCCGGCATGGTCGGCGACGCCGGCCTCGGTTTCGAAGGCTTCGGCGGCAAGACCCCGGCCGAGCAGGACGCCCGTCTGGACATCGCTGCCCAGGCAGCCGCCGTGGTCGTGATGGCCGCCGGTGACGTCACCGGTTACGCCCGCAAGGCCTACACCGTCGAGCAGCACGAGAAGGGCGTCAACCGCCTGATCGGCTTCGACAGCGCCGGCACCGACCACCGCCTGGAGACCGCCTTCGAGGCGTTCGACAGCAAGGAACTGACCAACCACCTGCCGTACTCGGCCACCTTCGCAGCCTTCGGCTCGCGCCAGGACGAGTTCTGCGAAACCTTCTTCAACACCGCGGTCGTGACCCCGGACCAGGCCGGCCTGGACATCGAGATCACCATCCCGAAGGTGTTCACCAACAGCACCCACCCGACCAACGGCAACCCGACCAACTTCGACAAGAAGAACCTGATCGACGCCGTGGTGGACGCCTCCATCCTGAAGGATCACGCCACCCGCCTGATCCCGCATGCCAACCCGGACAACAGCAACGCCGACAAGTTCGTGCCGGTGGCCAACCACGCCAGCGTGTTCGAGCGTCAGCAGGGCTTCGACATCCCGACCCGTCCGCTGAAGGCCGGCGTCGACATCGGCCTGATCGGCGTTGCCGCGTACGCCCCGATCCTGGCTGGCGGCGTGCTGTCCAACACCGACGCCGTCGATGCTTCGATCGAGCTGGAATCGGTGTGGCTGGCCTTCGACGCCACCACCCCGGCGATCGGCTTCGACACCAGCTACATGCCGCGCAACCGCTTCACCAAGACCGTGGAAGGCAACTTCAAGGCCATGCAGCTGACCTTCAGCTCGCGTGACCTGGTCATCGATGGCACGAAGAAGAACTCGGCCAACCTGGTGCCGGCGCAGTTCCAGGCGATCATCGACAACGAGTGGAAGGTCTACCTGAAGGTCCAGGTGCACGGCGAGTTCAACGTCGAGTTCGGCTCGGTGAACCTGACCGGCTTCCCGGTCAAGGTCGACCTGATCCAGACCAAGGCTGGCGTGAGCATCGGCCTGACCGACGGCGTGGGCAAGACCCTGGTCGACGCCCTGGAAGAGCTGTACGTGGCCGGCTACACCCTGAAGGCCAACCGTACCAACTCGAACCTGCGTACCCGCGGCCACGTGGTCGACGTCACCGTCGAGCGCGAGCGTCACACCCTGCCCCTGGGTTCGCCGATCACCTTCCCGAGCCCGGTGCATGAAACCAATCGCGATGGCGACATCAAGATTGCGATCAACGCATCGCGCATCCGCAACAGCAACCTGGGCGTCACCGTCCTGCTGACCTACGCGGATACCCTGGAGAAGGTCGTCAAGGGTCCGAAGCGCGACGACGGCGTCGTGCCGGCCATCGCCGGTGCCGCCCGCTGGGTGGTGCAGCCGTGGTTCGAGCGTCGCAAGCTCGACGTCTCGGCCAGCATGACCTCCGAGAAGTCGATCGAACGTGCCGGCGACATCGCGCTGACCCTGGTCAACGCCATCCGCGACATGGCCTACCGCGCCTACCGCGACTCGCGCTACCAGGCTGCCCTGGACGCCGCGTCGCAGGGTTCGGGTGAGAAGCCGACCCTGATCATCGGTACCGACAGCATCATCGAGCGTCACCTGATGCTGGCCGGCGACGACCGTACCTTCGGTACCGTCTTCGAGAAGTTCAAGATCGTCTCCTCGCAGGACAGCCGCGTCTACGGCAAGATCTTCATCACCTTCAGCCGCGGTTCCAGCGATCCGTCCGACGTCCTGTCGTTCGGTACCCACGCCTGGATGCCGGAACTGACCGGTGCTCTGCCGATCAACCGTGCTGGCGCGACCTACCACGAAGCGATGGTGCAGCCGCGCAACCTGCACGTGCCGAAGCTGCCGATCCTGGGCATCATCGAAGTCGCCGGTCTGTCGAAGGCGCTGGTCGAGAAGACCCCGGTCCTCATGGTCGGCCCGTCCGACATCGTCAACCCGTGGCTGCCGGTCGTTCCGTGAAAACGCGAACGTCTCGCCGAGGTGGTTGCTAACACCGTACTGCCGGGGCTTACGTACCCGTAAGGAAAGTGAAAGCACATCTCACGGATGACGTGTAACAAGCATAGGCCCACACCCCTCCGGGGGTGTGGGCTTTATGCCGTCTATTTGAAAGGTATTTCAGACATACATCATCCAAGAGTAACTCCTGAAAGTGCAACAACGGTACTCACCATGAATCCATCTTCTCGCGCTACTGAATTTGTCCCAAGCGCGATTGAGCTTGGTGCCAGATCAGAGAACCTGAGAATCACTCCCCAGTCGATCACCTCGATCCAGATCTTCAATGGTCTGGGTCGGCCGGTGTGTGCGGCATTCCGGACCGGAATCCGCCAGCAGATCCCCAACCTGATCACGGCCTCTCGCCAGGCCGTTCTCATCCGGTTGTCCTATTACACTCACCACGGAGTAAATGTTGACACAGCACTCCTATTGAATGACGATGGAAGCGAGGGGTCGAAAAGCAGTCAGCTGCTGCATGCTGCACAAGCCAGAAAGCTCACCGAGTACCAATCCGGTGTAGGCCATATGGACGTTGCGCATGTGGACTACTTTGTCTCATTGGCTGATTTCCAGGCCAGCGGTTCATCGATCTACATTGATGAGCTGGACATTGTCCTCAGTCTGAATAGCATCGACCAAACGCCTTTCCATCCTCACTCCCTCCACGGAGTGAGAGATCGACTTATGCCGTCTCCCATGGATGAGCTGGGGCAGGCTTTCAACTACAGGGTGGAAATCCACGATTGCGATGGTGTGTTCGGCGATCGGTTTGTGAATGTAGGTGGGGAAGTGTTCCCGATTAAGCGTCGGACTGACCAGCGTGGTCGGGCAGGCGTTTACGTGATCAGTTCCTACCCGTCCAACACCATCACCGGAGTCACCAGCCAGCGTGCTCGACATTACACCTTCATCGAGGCCGACGCTAAGCTCCATCTGTATCACAGTGCCCTAGAGGCGCAAACCCATGGCAATCCCAGTGACGTGTACAAGCGGGAACTGGAAACCATTGCCCATCAGAACAAGCTGGATGAGAATCGAATGAAGGCAGAGGCCCGGCAACAGGCAGCTGACCTCGAGGATCGTAAGCGCATATGGGAACGGGAGAGGGAAGAGGCAAAGCAGGACCAGCTCCGTGAGGAGCGTAGACTGCGTGAACGCGCAGCAGAGCTGGATGCTCTAGCCAACAATTACCGCTTGCAGGAACATCAGCTCAAGGTTGATAAACTGTATCGCACGGAAATGTACGAGCAACGCTCTGACCAACGTAAGAACTGGTCTGAGTCGCTCAAGCTTTTCCCGGTGTTGCTAACTCTGGTGGCGGCCGGAATTGCAGCATACAAGAAATTCTCTGACTAAAGTCGGCGAGGACTTATTTGTGGACAAACGTCTTTTTGATCTGGTTCATCAGCGCACGCCCAAGTTCAACGACCGAATCGCTGAGGGCTATGCAGTCAAGGCCATGCGTTTCGTCGAAGACAGCGTGAATCGCTACTTCGAAACAGCTGCCGCGGAGTTTCCGCCGGAGCTGACGTATGAGGGGTACGATCGTCGTACCCCGTTCGAAGAGTACAACGAAGTTACCAAGCGCATCACCAAGCAGCAGAGCAACACCACGCGCAGTACGTTCGAACTGGCCCCCAGCTGGCTGTACATGGTGGTCTACAAGTTCAAGTTCAACGGCGAAGACATGGAGCTGCGTCCGCTGTACCTGCCGTTCGTCGGTCAGGCCGGCACCATCGTCTTGCGTGGTAGTACGTTCAGCATCTGCCCGGTTGCAGCCGACAACGGTTTCAGCGTCGGACCGGACAACCTGTACATCCCGCTGAACAAGCTCAAGCTCACCTTCAAGCGCATTCCGCATCACTTCCTCAAGGACGGTGAACGCGAGACGGCGCAGGTGGTGTGGGCCCGTGTGCATCAGGCGTCCCCGCCTAAGGGATTCCGTATGATGGTCCAGGGTCACACCACCATCCCGCATTACATCTTCGCCGAGTACGGTGTGCGTGAAGCATTCCGTCGCTATCTCGGCGCTGAGGTGGATGTGGGAGATCCCTTGGCCATCAACGAGAACACCCATCCTGCCAGTGAGTGGATCATCTGCTCCACCCAGCACTCTGCGATGCTGCGCCCGCGCGGTGTCAAGGACAAGGCGTACGTGGCCAGCAACATCCGTCTGGCCATCCGTAAGGAGCATTACAACCTCACGGCACGGGAGATGATCGGTGGGTTCTTCTACGTGGTGGATCACTTCCCGGATCGGGTACTGCCCGATTACGTGGACCAGCCGCGCCTGTGGGCCAACCTGATCGGGTCGTTCCTGTTCGGTACGAGCAAGAGCGAAGGCAAGATCGCTGAAGAGATGATGCATCACATGGCCTCGGTGCGAGGCTATACCGATGCCGAGAGCCGCCTGTCCTTCCAGACCGCCGGCATCGAAGCTGAAACCATCCACGACTTCTTCTTCCATGTGGTCGAGTCGTTCAACCAGCGCATCACCCAGTCGCAAAGCGATGTGTCCAGCCTGTATGGAAAGCGCCTGATGGTGCTGTACTACGTGCTCAAGGACATTCGTGAAGCGATCAACAGCTTCACCCTGAAGGTCGTGTCG